GGTTTCACCCTGCTCGGACTTGCCCGACCGGAAAGCGGACATTTAGGGCTAACGACAGCCAGGCGGCGCGACTGCCCGGCCTGCCAAGCCAGGCCCCCAAAGATCAAGTGGATCGACCAATGAGCCTCACGCGCCGGGTCCTGGCCGAGGCCCTCGGCGTCCACATGCAGACGGTAACGAAGTGGGAGCGCGAGGGTCTGCCGATCGCGAAGCGCGGCCGGAAGGGCAAGCCGTCCCTGTACGACGAGGCTGCGGTCCGCGCGTGGCTGAAGGCTCGGGACGAGGCCGCGCAGGACCCGAACGCCCTCGATCTGATCGAAGCGCGCGCCAGGAAGGAGCACTGGCAGGCCCAGCTCGCCGAGCAGACGCACCAGGTGCGAGCGGGCCGGCTCCTGCCGGCGGATGAGGTCGCGAAGGTCTGGGGGGCCGAGGTTGCGGCCGTCCGGGCCCGGCTGCTCGACCTCCCGCAGACGCTAGCCGCTAAGGTCCACCGGGCCTCCGCGCTCGAGGGCGAGGGGGGCGCGGAGCGCGTTCTGCACGACGCGGTGCGGGAGATCCTGCTGGAGCTCGCCGGCGAGGGCCAGGCGCGGGCGCCCAAGGCCTCCAGACGCAGGAAGCGGCGGGCCGCATGAGGTCGCGCGCCGCGACCGCTATGGCTACGACGACCCAGGCGACGGTCTCGCGCGTCCGGGCTGGGTTTGCGCCCCCGCCAGAGTTTACGGTTTCGGAGTTCGCTGATCGCGAACTCGTCGTGACGAGTGGCCCGCTGGCGGGGACCAGATGGCAGACGTCCTTCGCGCCCTACCAGCGCGGCATCATGGACGCATTCCACGAGCCGGGCGTCCAGACGGTCGTCGTGATGGGGTCATCCCAGTGGGGGAAGACGGCGGTCGCCGTGAACATCGTCGCCTATCACATCGGGCACGACCCCTGCCCGATCCTCGTGATCGAGCCCACGGTGGACCCGATGGCGAAGGACTTCGCCCGGAACCGACTCGAGCCGGTGATCGCCGCGAGCCCGCGCCTGCGCGACACCGTCAGCAAGAAGCGCGCTAAGGACTCGAGCAATACGATCCTGCAGAAGACGTTCCGGGGCGGGTCGGTCAACGTCGGCGGGGCCAACTCTGCCGCCTCGCTGGCGGCCCGCTCGGCGCGGCTCCTGGTCCTCGACGAGGTTGACCGCTATCCGCCCGAGCTGCCCGGCGAGGGGAACACGATGGCGATCGCGATCAAGCGGACCGCGTCCTATCGGCACCGCCGCCGGGTCTTCATCGACTCATCGCCGACGATGAAGGGCGCTACGATCGACACCTACTTCCAGCGGGGCGACCAGCGGCGCTTCTACGTCCCTTGCTCCTCGTGCGGGCACATGCATCCCTACGAGTGGAAGAACGTGAAGTGGAAGGCCGAGGACGCAGCGTCCGCCCGGATCCACTGCCCCGCGTGTGACTACCCCATGGGAGACGCCGAACGGGTCGCAGTGCTGGCCAAGGGCGAGTGGCGGCCCGAATCCGAGGAGCACGAGCCCTCCTTCGTCTCGTTCCACCTCTGGGAGGCCTATTCACCGTTCTCCTCGCTGCGGGAGATCGTCTCGGGGTTCCTGCGCGCGCGGAAGCTCCAGAAGGCGGGGGACTCCAGCGAGATGCACACCTGGCAGAACACGACCCTCGGCGAGCCGATCGAGCACGACGCTGGCGAAGGCGCCGAGCCGCACGTGCTCCTGATGCGGCGCGAGCCGATCGAGCCTGGCCAAGAGGGCTACATCGCGGAGGGCGCCTGCTGCCTGACCATGGGCGTCGACGTCCAGGACGATCGCCTCGAGCTTCTGGTCCTTGGGTGGGGTCCCGGCGAGGAGTGCTGGCTCGTCGACCGCCGCATCCTCGGCGGCAACACCGATGGACCCGATCCGTGGAAGGAGCTCGACGCGGTCCTGGACCACCAGTATCTGCACCCCACGGGGCAGGCGCTGCCAATCCAGGCGACCTGCGTCGACTCCGCAGGCCACCGGACGACCATGGTCTACGACTACGCCTCGCGGCAGGGTGCGCGCCGGGTCTATGCCGTAATCGGGCGCGACGGCCAGCGCCCCATCGTCTCATCGCCTTCGCCGCGGAAGTGGGGTCGGCAGCAGCGCCAGGTCCCGCTGTATACGATCGGCATCGACGCGGCCAAGGCGATGATCGTCTCGCGGCTGAAAATCGGCGAGCAGGGGCCCGGCTACGTCCACATGCCGCACGTCGACTGGGCCGACGAGGAGCTGGCGGCGCAGCTCACGAGCGAGCGCCTCGTGACGAAGTTCACGAGGGGCGTTCCGACCCAGGTGTGGCGGAAGACGCGGCCACGCAACGAGGCCCTCGACTGCTTCGTGTACGGCCTCGCGGCGCTCCGGCTGCTCCATCCCGACTTGCAGCTCCTGGCAAAGCGCCTGCTCGACCCCGGGGCGGGCGCGAGGCCGGCACCGAAACCGGCGAAGCCTCGATGGCTGGGAACTAGACGTCGCGGGTGGCTTCGATGAATGAGGAGGACGACATGGCGAAGAAGAAGGCGGACGAAGAAACGGAAGAGGCCGCGGGCGCGGCGGCGTCCACGACGGCGGAGGACGCCGCCCCCGAGCCGGGGATGATCGTCAACCTGCCGGAAGGCGAGCCCCCGGTGCAGACTCCGAACCCCATCTCCGACCCGAGCCAGATGGACACCACTGGGAAGCAGGGGGGCTAGGTGACGTTCACCACGGTAATCACCCAGGCGGACCTGGATGCCGCCGAGCGGGCGCTGATCGACACGGGCGACCTGTCGTCGATCGCCTTCGCTGATCAGACCTACTCGTTCGTCAGCATCCAAGACAAGCTGGCGCGCATCCAGTACATCCGCGGCCAGCTGCGGGCGGCCGCGGGCCAGGGCATCTGTCGGTTCGCGGCCACCTCGAAGGGAGTGTGATGGCGAAACCGCTGCCGAAAGGCAACTGGCTCGACCGCGCCGTGGGGTTTCTGGCACCACAGCGAGGCTTGGCGCGCCTCCGGGCGCGGGTGGCGACCGATCTCCTGGCCAGGCACTACGAGGCGGCCGCCACCGGTCGGCGGACCCAGGGCTGGAAGCGGTCGGCGGGCGACGCCAACTCGGCGATGTCCGGGGCCATGTCCCGGATCCGCGAGGTGGCGCGGGACCTGGTCCGCAACAACGGGCACGCCGAGAGCGCCCTGACCACGATCTGTGACCACGTCGTCGGGTGGGCCATCGTCGCGAAGCCGGACCCGGCCAACGCCGGGGCTGCAAAGCTCTGGGCGCAGTGGGCCGGAACCACCGAATGCGACGCCGATGGGCGTCAGGACCTCCCCGGCCTGCAGAAGCTTGTCATGCGCACCGTGGCGGAGTCGGGCGAGTGTTTGGTCCGACGCAGGCTTCGACGCCCGGAGGATGAGCTCAGCATCCCCATGCAGCTCCAGGTCCTCGAGCCGGACTTCCTGGACAGCGCGCGGACCGGGGTCATCACGCCCAACGGCGGGCGGATCGTCCACGGCGTCGAGTTCGACCCGCTGGGGCGGCGCGCGGCCTATTGGTTGTTCCCCGAGCACCCCGGGTCGGTCTTTCCGGTCGCGCTGGCGGCATCGCGACGCATCCCCGCGGAGAGCGTGCTCCACGTCTACCGCCAGGATCGCGCGAGCCAGATCCGGGGCATGTCCTGGTTCGCCCCCGTGCTCCTGAAATTCAAGGACTACGACGAGTTCGACGACGCCACGCTGATGAAGCAGAAGATCGCGGCCTGCCTGGCCGTGCTCACGTCGGACCCGGAAGGCGCCCAGATCGGCCTGGGAACGACCGACGACTCGCAAATCCCAGGGATCGACAGCCTCGAGCCTGGCATGATCGCCAACCTGCCACCGGGCCGGACGATCACGGTGGTCGATCCGCCCTCGGTGCGGGATTACGCCGACTACTCCAGAGCGACGCTGCGCACGATCGCCACCGGCCTCGGGGTCTCCTACGAGGACCTGACCGGGGACTACTCGGCCGTCAACTTCTCGTCGGCCCGCATGGCGCGCCTGCGGCACTGGTCGCGGGTGGAGGACTGGCGCTGGCGGATGCTGATCCCGCAGTTCTGCGATCCGGTCTGGTCCTGGGCGATGGAGGTGGCGGGAATCTTCGGCCTGACCTCCGCGCCGCGGGCGCAATGGACGGCGCCGCCCATGCCGATGATCGAACCGGATAAGGAAGGGCTGGCCTACCAGCGCAACATCCGGACCGGGATCATGACCCTGTCGGAAGCGATCCGGGAACGCGGCTACGACCCGAAGGAAATGCTCGCCGAGTACGCCGCGGACAGCAAGCTCGTGGACGAGTTGGGGCTCGTGCTGGATTCCGACGCGAGAAAGACCTCGCAGGCAGGACTCACTCAGGCGCGGCCTTTCGGAACAGTCATTCCCGATACGGAGGTCGACCCCGATCCACCGCCGCAGGCCAAACCGGCGGCCGCCGCCACCACCGGAAAAGACGAGGACGACGAAGAGGAGACAGAAGAAGATGAGCGTCACGCCCCAGACCCTCGAAAACCAGGAGCGATCCCTCAAGCTGGAGAACCGCGACGGCGGCGACGGAGGTAAGCCGAAGCGGCGGGACGCCGCAGAGGAGCTCCAGGCCATGCGCGCCCGGATCGAGGCCGCCAAGTCCATGACGCCGGCCGATGCGGTGCCCCATTGCGCGGACTGCTTTCGCCGCGGGTGGGCGGCCGCGGTGCGCAGCATCGACGGGTGACCATGGGCAGACCCCTGACCGCGCAACAGCACGCCGTTTTCGCGGCCGTCTCCCACTACCACGAGGCCCTGGGGGAGCCGGCTTCGGCCGCCTACGTCGCCCGGAAGCTGGACTTGTCACACGAGCGGGTCCGAGTCTACTTCCGCGCTCTCAATGACTTAGGATGGCTGCGCGGGCCAACGTCCCCTGCTGTCCCGACCCGCCTCCTGCCGAACCACGGGGGGTTGTACGGAATCCATCTACCGCAACGGGCTGAGGGGTGCGACGTTTCGGCCATGGCCACGAGGCGCAACAGCGCCACGCCGACCCCCCAGCCCCCCGGCTCGCGCCTGGTCGAAATGCCCCCGCTCTGCTTCCGGGCCGAAGTGGTGGACGACAGCGTCGACGACGACGCCAGGACCGTCGACCTGATCTTCACCACGGGCGCCCCCGTCCAGCGTTACGACTTCTGGTCCGACAAGCGGTACATCGAGACGCTGTCTCTGGACCCCGCCCACGTCCGGCTCGACCGCCTGAACGCCGGCGGGCCCCTGCTCGACTCCCACAGTTCCTACTCGGTGGCCGACCAGCTCGGGACCGTCGTCCCCGGCACCGTCAGCCTGACCAAGAAGGAGGGCCGGGCCTCCGTCCGCTTCTCCAAGCGCGACGCGGTGACCCCGATCTGGGAGGACGTCAAGGACGGCATCATCCGCAGCGTCAGCGTCGGCTATCGGGTCTACAAGTTCGAGGAAGAGGACGGCAAGAACAACGCGCTGCCGGTCCGCAAGGCGATCGACTGGGAGCCCTTCGAGGTCTCCATGGTGTCGATGCCGGCAGACGCAGGCGCGAAGGTGCGCGGCGAGAAGCCGGCCGACACGAATCGCTGCGAGATCGTCGTAACGCGGAGCACGGAAGAGCCGGCCCCGCCCGAAAAAGTCCCTACGAAGGAGCCGAAAATGGACAAGGACCGTTCGGAGAGCATCGTGGACCCCGGCGACCTGGTCGCGCCTCCCGCTCGCCCCGCCGAGCCCACCGAGCCCAGCGAGCGCGAGGGCGGCATCGCCCAGGAACGCACCCGCGTGGACGGGATCCGGAACGCCTGCATCGCCGGCAAGATGACGCGCGCCTTCGAGGACAAGCTCATCAAGGACGGGACGGGGCTGGTCGAGGCCCAGAACCTGGTCTTCAACGAGCTGAAGAAGCGCGCCGATCCCTCGCCCAGCACGCCGAACCCCAACGGCGGCATCACGGTCGGCGACGATCCCCTGATCCACGTCCGCGCCGGCATCGAAGGCGCCCTGCTGCATCGGATCTCCCCGGATCGGTTCAAGCTCGACGAGAAGAGCCAGCGTTACCGCGGGATGAGCATGCTCGACGTCGGGCGCGCTTTCTTGCGGGCCCGCGGCGTCTTGACCACGGACATGGACCGCTCGCGGCTGGTCGACGCCCTGCTGACCCGGACCGGGCTGCATACCACCACGGACTTCCCCGGCCTCTTCGAAGACGCCGCGAACAAGAACCTGCGCGCGGCCTACGAGGCGGCACCCCAGACCTGGCTCCCCATCTCGAAGCTGGTCTCCCTGTCGGACTTCAAGCCGTCCCGGCAGCTCCAGGTCGGTGACGCGCCCGCCCTGCTCGAGATCCTCGAGCACGGCGAGTACACCTTCGGCACGATCGGCGAGGCGAAGGAGACGATTCAGCTCAAGACCTACGGCCGCATGTTCGGGATCACCCGCCAGGCCCTCATCAACGACGACCTGAACGCCTTCGGCGAGGTGCCGGCGGCGTTCGGACGGAAGGCCCGCGACATCGAGTCCGACCTGGCCTGGACGCAGATCACCGCCAACGGGCTGATGGGAGACGGCGTCGCGCTCTTCGCCGCCGCGGCCTGGCCGACCGGTCACGCCAACCTGACCACCGGCCCCGGCACCGTCCTCTCGATCACGTCCCTGGGCGTCGGGCGGGCGCTGGTCCGGAACCAGAAGGGGATCGACAACGTCACGCCCCTGAACCTGTCGGTCCGCTACCTGATCGTCCCGGCGGCCCTGGAGACGCTGGCGGATCAGTTCGTGTCGCAGATCCAGCCGGCCCTCGCCGGCAGCGTCAACCCGTTCGCGGCCGGTGGCCGGACGCCGCTGACCGTGATCGTGGAGCCGCGGCTCGACATCAACAGCGCGCTGTCCTGGTACATGGCCACCGACATCGCGTCGGCGCCGGTGCTGTACCACGGAGTGCTCGACGGACAGGAAGGCCCGCTCGTCACCCAGCAGGAGGGCTTCGACGTTGACGGCATGAAGTTCCGCTGCCGAATCGACGTGGCCTTCAAGGCCGCCGACCCGCGCGCGATCTACAAGAACGTGGGCGCCTAACCCTCAGAAGGAGCCGAAGGAGAAGCTATGAAGACTTTCCTGCAGGAGGGCGACAACCCGACCTTCGCCGCCCCCGCCAACGTCACGGCGGGCACCGGGGTGAAGATCGGCGACCTGCTGGTGATCCCCGAGATCACCGTGCTGTCGGGCGCCCAGTTCACCGGCGTGATCCGTGGCGTCGTCGAGCACGCCAAGCTGTCGGCCCAGGCCTGGACCGAGGGGCAGCAGGTCAACTGGGACGACACCAACAAGCGGTTCACCACGGTGACGACCGGGAACTTCCGCGCCGGCGTCGCCTATCGGGTCGCCGCGAACCCCACGGCTACCGGGCTCGTCCTGCTCTCCGGCGGAAACCTGGGCGCGGCCCTCGCGTAAGGGGTCGGTGGTGCGATGGCCCTGGCCGACGTCATTCGGGGAGGGGTTGCCGGTCTCAACACGCAACTGGCAACCCTCCAGGTAAACGTCACGCACGAGGCCTGGATCGGCCACGCGGACGGGTTCGGGGGGCCGATGTTCGCGCCCCCCGTTGCGTTGCTGGCCCTGGTCCAGGAGGGCACGAACCAGAAGCGCACGCCCACCGGCGAGACGATCACCACGAGGGCGTGCGTGTCGTTCCTCCAGCCGGTGCCCCCCAACGGGGCCACGGGCCGGCGCGAGCCGATCGACCCGAGGGACCGCATCACCCTGCCGAGCGGGCTGACGGGCCCGCTGGTCGAAAACCCCGGGGCTATGGTCGACCCCTCGACCGGCCGTCCCTATATCTCGGTCTTCTGGCTGCAATGAGCGATTTCGAGTTCAAGATGACCGGCGAGAAGGAGCTGCTCAAGAACATCGAGCGTCTAGGCCTCGGACTGATCCGGGAGGCCCAGGAGGCGGGCGAGGGGGTGGGGAACGAGCTGCTCCTGGAGCCCTCCCGCGCTCGAGCCCCGAAGAAGACCGGTCGCCTTCGTCGCAGCGGACGCCTCGTGGTTCGCAAGTTCAAGGACGCCACGATCGTCAAGGTGATCTACGGCGGGGAGCTGGCACCCTACGCGCGCTTCGTCCACGAGAACCTGGAGGCCAGGTTCAAGGAAGGGGAGGCGAAGTTCCTCGAGCGTACCTTCTTGGAGGCGAGGAACCGATTCGTCCCAGCCATTGGAGAGCGCATCAGCCTGGCCCGGGCGGTGCGCGGGTGAACGTCCTCGACCAGATCGCCACCTTCCTAGCCACGGCCGGCCTGGGCACGGTCGGCGCGGATCTCTTCAAGGGGAAGCTGCCCAACGACCCCAACGCATGCGGCGCCCTCTACGAGTACGGGGGGCTGCCGCCCGAGGGCCAGTTCGGAGCCACGAGCTTCAAGCACGAGAGCCCGTCCGTCCAGGTGGTCTTTCGCGGAGAACCCCACGACTACGAGGGCCCGCGGGCCAAGGCGGAGACCGCCTACCGCGCGCTGACCGCCGTCGAGACGCAGAGCCTGAGCGGGACGTTCTACAACTGGATCCACGCCCTGCAGTCGCCCTTCTTCTTGCAGCGCGACGACGCCGAGCGGGTGGTGATCGCGTGCAACTTCTTGTGTGAGAAGGAGCCGTCCGTATGAGCGCCTCGGCGCCCCGGATCCTCGACGCCCAGGGGAAACCCCTGCCCCGCCTGCGGCTGCGTCGGGACGAGAACCGCTGTCCGAAATGCGGCGCCGGGCCCGACCGCCGCCAGAACACGGCCGGCTTCGGGGCGCCCGTCATCTGCTGCGGCGACTGCGGCCACCACTACGAAGGGGCGACCGAATGAAGGGCGGAGACTTCGTGGCCGTGGTCGCTCTCTACGCGGGGTCGGGGGCGGTCCTGGCGATTCCTGGGGCGCGTTGCGGCCTCGTCCCGGTAGATTCCCTCGCCTGGC